GGCGCCTATATGAAATATCCCGAAGAGTGGGCCGAGTTGCTGTCGGTGCTGACCGCCGACGAGCGCAAGGACGTGATGAAGGCGTACAAGGCGATCTTCGACATGGTGCCTGCGACTGAGGCCGAGAAGGAGCGCCAGTTGAAGGCCGCGCTGACCTGGTCGCTTTGGGAGGGGGTGATCTCGAACATGATCCCCGAGACCGCCGACACGGGAAAGTTCGGCGAGGCCGATTTCGCTTTAAGCTTCGCGCAGATCGAGGCGCATTATTTCGCCAATAAGCTGTTCATTCCGGCCGGACATTTCTTCGACAATATCGCGACGCTCGCGTCGATCCCGGTGCATATCGTGCACGGCCGCTTCGACGAAGTGTGCCCGCTGACGCAGGCGTCGCGGCTGGTCGCGGCGCTGCGCGACGCGGGCAGCGAACCCGCGACCTATATCGTGACCAACGCCGGGCATAGCGCGATGGAGCGCGAGAATGCGCTGGCGTTGACGGCGGTGATGGACGGACTGGCGCCGATCGGCGAATGATTTTCCTTCCCTCCTGACGGGGGACGGGTAAAGCCGTTTGCCCGCGATCGCGGGTTCGGCGACACGGGGCGAAGGAGGAGGCGCCCCTGGTTACAGTTTCGGGGCAATGCCCCAGGCAGGAGTTTGGTACATGCGAGCGATGCTCATCCACCCCATGACCGCGGAATTGTACGCGGGATGAGCCTTTCAGCAGCCGCCGCACTCCTCTTGTTGTCCGGCGCATCGCCCCCCGCCGCCGATACATCCTCGACAGAGATCGAGCGGCCGCGGATCAATGACGCCCCGGCCCCGCCCGAGCCGCCGATCGTCGTGCCGACCATCACGCCCCTCGCCTATCCCCCGCCCGCCGCGCCGGCGGGGACCAACGACGAGCCGCCGGCCGAAGCGCCGCCGTCGCCCGACGATATCGTGGTGACCGCACGCGGCGAGGCGCCGCCGGGCGATCCGCTGCAGGAAGCCAATATCGCGTCGTACCGCGTGGTCCAGTCGGTCGACAAGGCGATCGTCGCCCCGGTCGCGACGGGCTATCAGGGCGTCGTTCCCGAACCCGTTCGCGACGGGTTGGGCAATGCGCTGCGCAACCTCACCGAACCCGTCAATTTCCTGAATTTCCTGTTGCAGTTCAAGATCGGCAAGGCGGCAGAGACGCTCGGCCGTTTCGCCGTCAACACGACCTTCGGCGTCGGCGGGCTTTTCGATGTCGCGAAGAAAAAGCCGATCAACCTGCCGTACCGGCGCAACGGCTTTGCCAATACATTGGGTTTTTACGGGGTCGAGCCGGGCCCCTATTTCTATCTGCCGCTCATCGGACCGACGACCTTGCGCGACCTCGCCGGCAACAGCCTCGACCTGCTCGTCCTGCCGACCGCCGTCGGCGCGCCGTTCAACCGCCCCGCCTATGCAATCCCGACGACGGTGATCAAGCAGCTCAACGACCGCATCGAGGGCGACGCCCAAATCCAGCGCATGCAACAGGAAAGCCTCGATCCCTATGTCGAGACGCGTGCCCTTTATCTGGAGATGCGGCAGCGCGAAATCGACGCGCTGAAGGGCAAGGGCGGCGATGTCGTCGCCGATCCAAAAGCGGAAACCACACCCAGTCCGGCCGCTCCTTTGCCTTATGGCGAAATACCCGTCGCCGCGGAGCCGACCGAAATCGAAACGCCAACGGCGGATGGCGTGCCACCGCGCACCGTCAACGTCGACGACTAACCAGACGATTATCGCGCCTGTCGAAAACCGAAATCAGATTGAGAACCATATAGGTTAAAAGCCCTTGACATCGCCACGCTGATATGGCACAAGTGTCGCATCATGAAGAATTGCGAGTCGGGCCGGCGCCTTTCCCTTTTGCGGGAGGGCGGCGGCCCGATTGCTTTGGAGGCGGGCGACGATGGATGAGGAGATCGGGCCGCAGAATAATGGGCCCCTGCAATGCAAGAAGACCAAGGCGAACGGGTGGACCAAGGCGCGGCGCAACGTGTTTCTGGAAGAGCTCGCCATGTCCTGCAACGTGCGCCGTGCGCATGTGGCCGCGGAGATGGCGCTCGGGAGCGCGTATCGGCTTCGCCGACGTGACGCGCTGTTCGCGAAGCAATGGCAGGAGGCGCTTGAGCTTGGTTATGAGCGGCTTGAGATGGCGCTGGTACGGCGAGCTCTCGAGGCGGTCGACGAGCTGACGCTCGACGAGAGCAAGGAGCCCGTCGAGAAAATGTCGGTTACGCAGGCGATCACGCTTTTGCGCCAGCACCGCGCGAGCGTCGAACGGGGCAGCGCCAATGGACGTCGGTCGCAGCCGCGCGAAGTGGCGACGCAGGAAGAGACCGATGCGGTGCTGTTCAAGCGGATTGGCATGGTGCTGCGCCAACGCGCGCTGCGCGCAGAACGGAGCGGTGTCGCCGCGTTGCCGCCGCCCGATAGTGAAGATACCGATTGCAAGAAGGAAGGGCCGGACGAGCCGGAGGGCGTATGCAGCTGACCTCTATCGCCCTCGATGCGACCGATGCGCTGTCGCGGCGGATACGGACCGATGATTTTTGGACATGGTGGGAGAAACTGACCGAGGTCGAGCGGCTGTCGGTTCTGCGCGGGCTGAACGTCGCGCAGAAGCGCGAATTCGTCCGTCGCTGGTACGGGTTCGAGAATGACGGTCAGCGGGAGCCGTTGGGCGATTGGCGCATCTGGTTGATCCAGGCGGGACGCGGGTTCGGAAAGACGCGCGCCGGTTCGGAATGGGTGAGCCAGATTGCGCGCGATCTGCCGGGCGCGCGGATTGCGCTAGTTGCGGCCACGCATGCGGATGGCATGCGCGTGATGATCGAGGGACCGAGTGGGCTGATCGCAGTGGCGCGCGACCATGAGCCGGTACGCTGGGTGCGCGAGCGACGCGAACTGCGCTTTGCCAGTGGAGCGGTGGCGACGCTCTATTCCTCCGAGGCCGGAGAGGAGTTGCGCGGTCCCGAGCATCATGCAGCATGGTGCGACGAGTTGGCAAAATGGCGGCGCGGCGAGGCGGCGTGGGATAATCTGACGCTGGGGATGCGGCTCGGCGAACGGCCGCGCACCTTGGTCACGACGACGCCGCGGACGAATGCGGTGATGCGGCGGATCAAGGCGGCGCCGGGGATAGCGGAAACCTTTGGACGGACGCGCGATAACCTGCACCTGCCGGGCAATTACGTCGAGGCGATGCTGTTGAGCTATGGCGGCACGCGACTGGGACGGCAGGAACTCGACGGCGACATGCTGGAGGATGTCGAGGGCGCGCTGTGGACGCGGGAGCTGGTCGAGCGGTGCCGCGTTGCTGCCGGCGAAATCGGCAAGCTGGCGCGCGTGGTGATCGGGGTCGATCCGCCGGCGACGGCGCATGGCGATGCCTGCGGGATCGTCGTCGCGGCGTTGCTGCGCGACGGACGGCTGGCGGTGGTCGAGGATGCGAGCGTCGAGCGGGCGCCGCCGGGGGTGTGGGCGCAGGCAGTTGCCGCGGCTGCAGCGCGCTGGGGCGCCGACCGGGTGGTCGCCGAGAGCAATATGGGGGGCGAGATGGTCGAGGGAACGCTGTGCCAGGCCGAGCTGACGCTGCCGGTGGTGCCGGTGCATGCGAGCGTCGGCAAGGCGCGGCGGGCTGAGCCGGTCGCGATCGCTTATGAGCGCGGGCGCGTGGTGCATGCGGGGGTGTTTGCGGCGTTGGAGGAGCAGCTTTGCGGGTTGCAAGTGGGTGGTGGTTACGCGGGGCCGGGACGGTCGCCCGACCGGGCGGATGCTTGCGTTTGGGCGTTGGCGGCTTTGCTGGAAGGGCTGAAGACGGGGCGGGAGCCGGGGGTACGGGTGGTTTGATCAGCGCCGAGATCGACTTTTGCGAAAGCTATTCCTCACAACGGCATAAATCGACACACCGGCCAACAGGAGAATCGGGAGGCCGATAAGGGGCGGGACAACAACCCAGCCGGGCCACAAGTCCGCGCCTATCGCGACCGAATTGCCAGGGTCTTGGTGATCGAAGCGAACCTGCAATGAGCTACCAACGGGATGGGAGGTCACGAGCGGACAACCACCTTCACCGCCTGTGTACTGCGCCCCATTGACTAAAAAACGATACTCGAAACGGCATGACCGGCCCTTCGAGTATGAATCGGTGACGACCGCAGATGCAATGACACCCTTTTCCAATACCGCCACGCGGCGGTCATGTTCGGCTGCTGCCAGATACCAAATGATGCCAAGCGGGATTGCAGCCAAGAGCGTAAGAAAGGGTACTGCACCGATTCCGCGGAAGAGTTTGCGATAGGATCGGCGCCACATGGGCATGGACATATCAACTGCTCGCACGCCCTTCAATCGGGGTGAAGCGTGCGGCATGTAGTTCTATCGTCATCCCCGACTTGATCCGGGGTCCATGAGTTCGGCGCTGCGATGGATCCCGGATCAAGTACGGGATGACGACATAGTGGAACAGGCAGGCCTCGGGTCAGGCCCGGTGTGACGGAGTGTAGAGCGACAGTGCTGCGACGCACTGGGCCCCGGCTTTCGCCGGGGTACACATAGGAGAACATCATGAACTGGTTTGGCCGGAAGGCCGCGCAGCTTCCTGCGCGGCCCGCTTTGTCGCGTGTGTATGGGACGTGGAGCGCGCCCGCACCGCTGAGCTGGGAGGCGCAGGTGCGCGAGGGGTATCTCGCCAATGCCATCGTGCAGCGGGCGGTTCGGCTTGTCGCTGAGGCTGCGGGGTCGGCGCCGGTCGTGGCGAGCCATCCGGCTTTGGCGGTGCTCGTTGCAGCGACGTCGGGCGGGCAGGGGCTGGTCGAGACGCTGGCGTCGCAGTTGTTGCTGCACGGCAATGGCTATGTGCAGATTTTGACCGATGGCGCGGGGGCGCCGGCCGAGCTGTTCGCGCTGCGGCCCGAGCGGGTGACGGTCGAGGCCGACGCGCGCGGGTGGCCGGTGGCGTATCGTTACAAGGCGGGCGGGTCGGCGGCGGTGCTGCCGGCCGAGGATGGCGCGGGGTGCGTCGCCGTCGTGCATGTGAAGGCGCTGCATCCGCTCGACGATCATTATGGCGCGGGATGCCTGGGCGCCGCGTCTGGCGCGATCGCGGCGCATAATGCGGCGGCGAAGTGGAACGCCGCGCTGCTGGAGAATGCGGCGCGGCCTTCGGGGGCGCTGGTGCATGATCCGGGCGACAAGGGGATGCCTTTGTCGGCGGAGCAGGTCGACCGGCTGCGCGAGGAGCTCGCCGAGAGTTTTGCCGGCGGGACGAATGCGGGGCGGCCATTGCTGTTGGAGGGCGGATTGCGGTGGCAGGCGCTGTCGCTGTCGCCGGCGGAGATGGATTTCCTGGCGCTGAAGGATTCGAGCGCGCGCGAAATTGCCATGGCGTTCGGGGTGCCGCCGATGCTGCTCGGGCTGCCGGGCGATGCGACCTATGCCAATTATCGCGAGGCGAACCGCGCGCTGTGGCGGCTGACGGTGTTGCCGCTGTGCGCGAAGATTTTGGGGGCGGTGGCGCAGGGGCTGTCGGGGTGGTTCGATCGCGCGGAGCTGCGCGTCGATCTGGATAAGGTGCCGGCGCTGGCCGAGGACCGGATGGCGCTGTGGCGCGAGGTGTCGGCGGCGGACTGGCTGACCGCGGACGAGAAGAAGGCGCTGCTCGGCGTCGACTAACCGGAGAAATCGACATGGATGAGGAAGAGGCGCTGGCGCGGTTGATCGCGCTGGCGGGGACGAGTGCGGCCGGAGCTTCCGGGGCGCTCGATGCG